GCAGATGTGCTCCCAGCCGCCGATGTCAAGGATGTGGCCGCTGATGTCGCGCTCATGCAACCTCTGCATCACCGTCACCATGCTGTCGGTCTTCGGGTTGTTCAGGCGCGTGCTCCACACCATATCGAACCACTCAAGAGCCGAGTCGCGCATCGTGTCGCTCTGCGCTTCCTGAGCGCTGTGCGGGTCGTCGAGGATGAGCCGGCTGCCGCCCTCCCCAGTCGCGGTGCCGCCGACACTGGTCGCAATTCGATAGCCGGTCTTGTCATTCTCGAAACGCTGCTTGGCGTTCTGGTCGCCCGCCAACGCGAACAGGTGCCCCCAGCGCGATTGATACCAAGGGCTCTGCACCAGTCGCCGCGCCTTGAGGTTGTCCCTGATGCTCAGCGTGCCGGAGTAACTCGCGCACAGGAATTTCTGTTCCGGGCAGGTGAGCCATTCCCACATCGGCCACATCACGCTGACGATGGTCGATTTGCTGTGTCGGGGCGGAATGTTGATCAACAGGCGCCTCAGCTCGCCCGCGCTCACCGCTTCAAGGTGCTCGCAAATTTCCTCAATGTGCCAGCTCTCGATGAACGGGATGCCCGGCTCGACAACGTGCCACGCTTGCCTGACGAATTCGTACAGGCTCGCGCTTGCCTTGCGCCGAGCCTGCTCGGCCTCCACGGCCTTCAAAAGCGCCTCAGGCGTCAGCAGGCTCATTGCAGCATCCTGTCGCCGGCACTCTCCTGCACGCCGGCCTTGCCGAGCATGTTACGCATGCTGGCCAGCTCAGCGTCGCTGAGGTTCGCCAGCTTGACGACAGTTTCAACGGTCGTCGTCGATTCTTGCTTGACTTGAAGCGGCAGCACCTTGCCAACCAAAGCCATAAAGGGGCCGGGATTTTCGACCGCTTGTTGCGCGAGGTAAGCGACGCCGCCAGCGTCTGATAGCGCGGTCAGGATCATGTCCTTAAGAGCCGCCGTATTTTTATTCGGTTTTCCGAGCCTCGTTCCGCCGCCAGTTTTTCTGCCTTGTGCCATGAGCTTAATATCGCTGTTTGCGACCCTCCGATATTTCTCGCTGTTAATTCAACAGCAATCTTTAACACCAACTTTGAAACACCCCGGTGCCAGATAGTGGCACTCGCACTCACCGCTCTTGGTCTCATGCGGCCATAGCGTAACCCATCCTTCTCCGAACCGCTCATAGCTGTCAGCGGCCAGAGCGGCCTGAGCAGCCACCATGACCATCGTCATTTCGCTGGCTCCCCTTCGGTAAACCCTGAGGATGTCCAGCAGCTCACCTAGCCCCCTGCGATTCAGCGTGACCACAATCCCTCCTCTCGCCCGCCCCGTTCAAGGGCACCCAAATCGTCCGCGTACCCAGCGTACCTTTTTGTACCCCCCCTATAGGGGGAGGGTACGTTTAGGTACGGCTAGGGCACTTTTTGCCCCCCCGGTACCCAAATTGGAAAAGTACCGGCAGGTACGTTTAGGTACGAGTACCCAAACGTACTTAGTACCGGGACGTACCGGGTACCTAGACCTCATTTTTGCGGAGCATCAGGGCGCTGGCATGCACTGCATCGGCCATCGTCCAGCCCCCCTCCTGCGCCTCGATAATGTTGGCCTCTAGCAGGTCGGCGATAAAACTACCGGCTGCACTAGCCTTCAGAATCTTCTTGGCGTAGGCCTCGGTGAAGTCTTTCTGCTGAACCAGATAGGTCATCATCGTTTCACGGGAAACGTATGGCGCCCCTCGCAGCTCCTCGGTTCCGGTGCTCCACCATGCGTTCTCAAAGAACTTGCGGTGCTGCGCGAGCTTGCCTTCCTTCTTGCTGGCGGCCGGCTTGGCGTCTGAGTCAATGGCCAGCACCGCGCTGGTGACCGGCTCGCCGTCTTCATCCAGCCAGCCCGGAATTTCGACCGACTCCAGCCGGGCAAAGATGGGCGCGGCCAGTTCGGAGTCCTTGCTTTTGCGCTGGATGATCTGCAAAGGCTCGCCGTCCTTGCCGGGCACGATGGAGACCTCGATGTCGAGCGCCCCGCGCCACGCACTGGAGCCTCTAGCACGGTGCTGGGCCTCATCTGACACACCAGTGTGGTGAACCAGCAGCACGCTGCATTTGAACTCCCTCATCAGGGCGTTGCAGGCGTCTAACATCGTCTTGGTATCCTGTGCGGAATTCTCGTCGCCAGACAAGAATCTGTGCAGAGTATCCACAACTATTAAACAGGGTTCTAAGCCCAGCGCCCGGATTTGCTCCACAACCTTGCGGTATCCCTCGGGCGTGTTGAGGTCGCAGCCATCGCGGCTCAGCCACATGTTGAGCTGGTCGATTTTGTGGCAGTGCTTCCACGCGGCGACTCGGGCCCGCAGACCATGATGACCCTCGCCGGCCAGATAGATAACCGTTCCGCTCTTGACTGACTTCCCGCCCCACTCGTCGAGTGTGCTGCTGATTCTTAAACACCAGTCGAGCACCACAAAGGTCTTGCCACCGCCTGACGGGCCGTGAACCATAATCAGAGCCTGCGACTGCACCCAGTGCTTGATGAGCCAAGCCAGCGGTGCTGGCTGGCGGCTGAAGTCGTCGGCAGGGATGAGCCAGTCATGCGCTGGCGGGGCCAGCAGGAGCGACAGGTCGTGGCCCGATTGAACGAAATCATTCGCATCGCCGGGGATTGGCGGGACGACCATGCGGGCGCCCCACTTGGCGCAGGCCTGCTCGGCGTAGCGCTGGCCAACGCCACTGGCGTCGTTGTCGGCGACGATGACGATGGGCTGCGTGCTGCCAAGCTCGCGGATAGAGCCGGTGACCGGCACCAGATTGCTGGCGCTGTAAGCAATAGCGCAGGGGCGACCAGTCGTCTCGTGAATTGTCGCCGCTGTAGCAAAGCCCTCGGCAACATAAATGACTCCGGGCTCGTCCATCGTGCCGAGCATCCAGAATTTGCCACCAGTTTGGGCACCGGGGTGATAGAGCTTGCCGCCGGCAGTATCAATGTACTGGAGGCTGCTGAGAGAGCCATCCGCGCCATACAGGGGCACCATCAAGCGGCCGTCGCCCGTGACTCTGGCGCCGTGAGGCTGGATGCCTTTGCGCTTGAGGTATTCGTGCTCGGCGCTTGCCGGCCCCGCGACCGACCAGATTTTTTCAACGGTGTCGGCCGCCACCGCCCTTGACTTGGCCAGCTCCTCATCGCGGATTGCCTTGGCCTCGGCCAGTCGCCGGGCGTTGGCCATCTCCTCAGCCGCGCTGATTGGCCGCCCGACATCTGCGCGGAAGGTGACTTCAATCCCTGCCCGCCAGCAGCCGAAGCGCCCGGCGGGGATGCCGTCAGCATAGGCAATGTACCAGCCAGACTTGTCGCCGGCCTTGCCTGACCCCTTAGCGCCAGAGCGAAATCGGTGGATTTTACCGTCGAGTTGAAGATGGTCAGGCGGCTCAAGCCCCGCCGCGACCATCGCGTCTTTTAGCTGTATTTCCGGCGGTTCTGGCCGGAAAGTCTCCTCCGGCAGCACTGGGCCGCCAAAGATTTTAGTGAGGTCTGCCATTGTTGTTGGTCTCGCTGTTTTTTATCGTGCCCGGCGAGTGTGCTACCAGTTTTCGCCGGCTGTCAACGTCAATCGGTGGCACGAATTGACGGTGACAAGCCGATAAAAATAATTTTGCTTGGGTGTTGACAGCCCTTATTTTAAGGCCTTAAGATTAGCTCCAGACAGCAACCAGACTTCTCTAACCGCTGAAAAAGGAGACCGAAATGAAATTCATCATTGAACTTGACAGAACCCGAAACGATGGCCTGTCCGACCGCGATTGCGACGCGGTCATCGAGACGATCCAAAGCGCTCTGCTTGATCACTACGAAGGCAGCCTCAAGGTGGCCGATGCTTACCTTGACCACTGGGAGCGCTTGGGCGCTGGCGAGGCCACTGCCGAGAACGGCAGCGACGAGTGGTCTCAAACGATGGCTTGGGCTCTGGGCCGCTGTGAGCGGTTGTTCGATAACTGGCACTCGGTGCCGCCGATTTTCCCGACCGTGCGAATCGTTTAATTTTTAAGGAGACCAACATGATCAAGATCAAGACCAACAAACTCGGCACCGTCATCAGCGCCGCCATTGCGGCGCTCAACCCCCGCGCCAACTACGCTGCCGACACTATTGTTGGTATCCAGCGCTGGTCTGGCGCCGACCTCAAAGGCAAGGCCAAAAAGTATAGCGATAGCTATGCGGTGCAACGCTCCAAGGCTGGCGCCGCCCTGACCAAAGCCGGTGGCCGCGTTGTGGCCATCAACAACGGCCTGCGGGTGACCGCCGTGCAGGTCGGCGTGGATGACTACGGCAACGTCATTTTCGACACCTTGGAGGGCTTGGCCGTGCAAGCCTCTGCCGCTCGCGCCAAGCTGATTTAAGGAGACGACATGGACAACGCGCAACTGAACCGAGAATTCCGCCTGTACTTCGGCGAGCTTTACACCCGCTTGAGCAGCGAGGGCTGCTGGACTTGCCCGAAGGATGAATGGCTCCCGTTTGTTCAAACCAACATCGAGCTGGGCAAAATCCCGGCCGAGGCCATCGAGTGGCCGCTGCTTCCATCCAAAGATTAAGAGGAGAGACCAATGATCAATCTAACCCCACACGCCATCGTAGTTCGCCTGCCTGACGGCACCGAGCGGGTTTATCCGGCCTCGGGCACCGTCGCCCGCGTGACGACCTTTGAGACTAGCGCTCTGTCGCTTGACGGGATTCCGACCGCTTACCGGCGGACGGGCAACGTCGAAGGCCTGACGCTGCCCCTGCGGAAGCCGGTGTTGGTCAGCGCGATGGTGCTGGCCGAGCTGCCGGGCGTCAACAACGTGTTCGCCCCTGACTCTGGGCCGACCGCCATCCGCGATGAGCGCGGCCAAATCGTGGCGGTGACCCGCCTGATTCGGGCCTAAAATTTTTTTCTAAAAAGTGTTGACGACTTTAAGCTGAACCCTTAAAGTCGCAACCCACAGGGCAACCGGATTCACCGACCGCCCAAAGGAGAGAAAGATGAACAAGTTTGAAGCTGTTGTTGTAAGCGACCTTTATCTGGCTGGCCGTCAAGAAGACGGCGTGCCGTTCCACGCCGAGCTGTATTACGTTCAGGTGGAGGCCGATGACGGCCGCCGCTGGGCTCACTCAACGGTGATGAAGGGCTGCCGAGTCGAGATTGACGAGGAAGACGGTTATTCCGCCTTCATCGACATCCGCGAGGAAGTCCTGCCGGTTCTGAAGCGTTTGGCCGCCAAGGTCAACGCCCATCTGGCGAAGGGCGGAAAGTTGGACAAGCTGCACTGGGACGAGCGCTCCCCGGCCTACGGCTCAGAGGCTTACATCAACAGCGGCGCTGAGCTGGAGACCATCATGCGGGAGAAGGCTCAGGGTTAAGAAGCCACTGATGAGGCCTCGGGGACGAGGCCGAAACCCCGCTCCGGCGGGGTCTGGCAACCAAAAGGAAACCGCGATGACCGACCTGACCTTTATGGATTCTGAATCCGCCGGGCTCAACCTTTCTGAGGCTGAAGACCGCGCCATTTTCCGCATCCGCGTCGCTCGCCGGTTCCGCGCCACGACCTTGGCCGCGCTGAATGAGTGGACGAGCGGCACCGCCCGCGACCGCGCCACCGCTGTGCGGGCACTGGCCGACAAGTACATCAACAACTAAGGAGACTTTGATGGCTATCAACCTCAAACGCACCAACGCCCTTTCGGCGGATGGTGTCAAAATTTTGGTCTACGGGCACGCGGGTGCCGGGAAGACCAGCCTTATCCCGACCCTGCCCAACCCCATCATCCTTAGCGCTGAGGGCGGCCTGCTGTCCATCGCCGATGCCGATGTGCCTTACATCGAAATTGGCGACGTTCAGTCGTTGCGAGACGCCTACCAGTGGATCGTCGGCAGCGACGAGGCCAAGGGCTTCCAGAGCGTGGCTCTAGACTCCATCAGCGAAATCGCTGAGGTAATCCTCAACCATGAGAAGAAGGCCAGCAAAGACCCTCGGGCGGCCTACGGAAACATGCAAGAGCAGATGGCGGACATCATCCGCGCCTTCCGAGACCTGCCGGGCAAACACGTTTATGTGTCGGCCAAGTTGGAGAAGGCGACCGATGAGCTGGGCCGCATCCTGTACAGCCCGTCAATGCCGGGCAACAAGACTGGGCAGGCGTTGCCCTACTTCTTTGACGAGGTGCTGGCGCTGCGCGT